TCGCTAAATTTGAAAGACTAAAGCTCACAAATTGGGCAGTTAAAGAGTTCTGCTGTCTGATACAAGAGGATAAATTGAATTGATAGAACTTACCTTAAAGCATTCATCCGTAATTTCCTCATAACCACGTTTTATATCGGTAAGCAACGTTTTTTTACGTTCCTTTTTAGGTTTCAGTTTGTCCTTGTATGCTTGCATGAAAGCTTTCTTTTCTTCTTCCAGTGCGGCCATGTCAAGGTCAATATTTGCCAACTCCGTTTTCCGTTCACCCATTTCTTCCTCGCTGAAAGGAGAAGTATAGGTAATTCTTTCAACTGCTGCGCAATTGTCTTCCAACATTTGTCTGCGAAGCAATGGATTCTTATCTTTAAATAGTTCTTTATCCATATCATAAAGGTTTTAAGCCATATCGGGCAGAACCGACAAATGGCTGTGGGTTAGTCCTTATGTTTGCTTTGTGTATATCATCTGTACGATGATTGAATAATCGGGGTAATCCCGTTATTTTGTCATATACAACCAGTTCAGACGATACATAACAAATAAAGCCTTTCAGTCGCTCTTTCAACCATGCGTTCTGATAGGCTCTGCGTTCACGATATTCTTGGTAGCTCATTCCCTTTGGGCGAGCTGTGAGAAGGGGAGTGTAATTTCTCGCCCCCCCGATTTAGATTTACTCTTTCCCATCAATCAAATTTTTATATTGTTCTTCTGAAACGAACTTGTCGCAGTTCCCATACCAAGTACCATCATTTATCTTGTATGGCCTGACTGTTTTATCCATTTCATTCATAACACCGACTACCGCATTTTCTTTGCTATTATCATCCCATACAATAACAACATCGCCGACAGTCGGGATATATTCAGGCTGTAACTTCTCAAAATTGAAGGAGTAATGTTTTTCTTCCTTCATGGCGGCAAGCATCTTTGCCTTTTCCTCTTCCGTAGCTTTACGGAATCCCTTCATGCCTCCGATACCAGCTTCGGGTGTGAGTCTTACAAAAACTCTGTCACCTTCATCATTGGAAGGAACATAGGCGACAAGGCCGAAAGGTACTTTAATTGCCGGTAAAAAAGAGAGTGGCCTTTCTTCTCTAATTTCAGAGAGAATCATCATGCTGCCCCCTCCGCGATTCGGATTGATAATTACGTCACCGGGGATGAATGTCTCACCCTCAAATTCAAATTTACCCCCCCCCGTAACTTTTTGAGTAGGTTGCATACTTTCTTCTTTCACGATTTTTACCATGTGTCCTTCGGGCACTTCAACTGTTACTGTTCTCATTTTAATTTGATTTTAAACTGGTTATTGTATTCTATGTATTTTTCCGGGCAGGTTGTTTCTATAATTCCGTTCATTGTAGGAATACGAAACAACTTGCCGGATTTATGAAGCTCTTTTTCAAGCTGTTTTGCTTTATGTAAAGCAGCCAAAGAACGTGTTTCATTTTCGATCAGTTCTTTAGCCGCTGTGATACTGTTACTAATTTTTTCACATGAATCCATTACTTGACTTCTTCTGCGTATGGAGTATCGTCTTCCTCAAAATCGTCCGGTTTCTGACCTTGTGCCTTTTTCCAGTCTTCAAACATTTCATCATCCAACTGGCTCTCTGTTTCAAGAACTTTAATCATGGAATCTGAAATGCCGGTTTTGGGCAGGAATTTGAAAGCCCAGTTCACGATTGTTTTTCGAGCCATTTCTTCAAAGTCTGTGTCCCACGGAGATTGCTTGCCTTTCTTGACAGCCTCACTACGACTTTTTATTTCTTCAATACGTGCTTTGGGCATTGCATCGAATTTTACAACACCGGAAGTCAAGACTGCAAAATAGTAGCCTCCAAGAAGATCACCACGTTCTCCGAATACATTGGGTTTGTGGATGATAGTGCCACCGGTACCTTTTGTCATGCTGAACTCGTCATTAGCATAAACCAAATCAGAATAAATATCTTTTACAACGCCGGTGCGGATCAAAATATCAACTTTCCCCATATATGAAGCTTGGAACTTCACTTTGCCTTTGTATGGTACAAGATACCCCAATCTTAGTTCAGGATTGAGTGTCAGACCGGTAAGAGAAACGTTTTTGATTGCTTCGACAAGATGATCGGGATATTGCCGGGCACAGTCAATCAAATAAGGATTATTCAACATTGCCTGCATAGCGAAATTGACTTCACGGGCAAATTGCTGTTCTGTGCCACCAGCTGCTATAAATGCCTTTTTAGGGGAGATAAAACAACTTTCCAATCCTTTCAGTTGTACTGGAAAGGCTGGTGGGGCAGAAGGAACGGGCGGTTGTGGTGTGGAAGGTGTTGGGGAGACCGGTTCTGTTTTTGTTGGTGAAGGAGCATTGTGTTGTTCCATTCCCAAGTTCCCTTGTTGGGGGGATTGATTCTCTGTTTTACTCATTGCTCTTGATTATTATAAAAGTTAAACATCTTGTTCTTTTCAAATGCAGGTGTGTCCGGCACCATTATTCTTCGCCCTTTGAATCCCGGCTGAATAAATATCTGTGCACCGTCAAAATCATTGTTTTGTGTACAGTAAACATGCTGGTCTAACAATTTCTTGAATGCCAATGCACTTGCACCCATTTTCACAATTCCGTCTTCCAAATGGAAAGCCCAGTTAGCTGCACTGACAAATACTGCGTCATAGGGAGCTATCTTTTGTTGCATAACCCAGTAGAACTCCTTCCATACTCCAGTACGTTCATGTTCAAAAAACTGGTAGAAGGCTGCCGAAATACCGTAATGAAATTTGGCAATAGTCCGGTTAACTGTTTCTTCATGAAGATCATCAACCGCCAATGTTTTCCAGTCGACAATTTTCTTGGCCGTTTCCACATCAGGGCGATATTTGAACTTGCATCCTTCGTATTCAACGAAATGGCTGACTTCGGCTTTTCCCCATTTTAATATCTGCCTGATCTGTTTGGAGGTGTCCCGGCAATTATTAAGAAGCTCATAAACCATTGTTTCAACCAATTGTATATCGGTTGTGCTTGTCAATGTTTTACCGGGATTTGATTCTTTGGACTCTATTAGTGCAATCTGATATTTTTGGGTGTCTCGTCCATACGGACAGCCGGTTTTAGGATTTATAGGCGGCTCAAATACAAGAAGGTTGTTTCGCCACTTGTCAAGTTTTCCAGTATTAACAAGGCTTTCCATTGCATCATGGTACAGTGAACCTTTTTCAGAGGCTTCAATACTTATCTCAAATAATTCTGGGTGCAATGCCTTGTATCGGGCAAACTTTGGGGACACCATATAATCTTTAATCTGCGTACTACTTAGGAAATCTTTGAATCTTTCTCCACGGTGGTATTCTTCATTTGGCAGATCGTAAATTGTATCTTCTATATTACTCATATAATGAATTTGGAGTTTTACAAAAAACTCCCTACTTTCGCAAGCAAGGAGCCAATAACTAACTAAAAAACTTATTCATCACTTGTGGATAGTAATTCTTTGTAATTCTGTAATATGTATTCTTTTTCTTTATCTGTAAAAGAATAGGCTTTAGCCATAAATTTCATTGCCATATCCTCATTGTGATCGGAAAGGGGATAATAGTCAGTAGCGAATTTGTAAGTAAGCCTATTCAATCGCTCATACTTAACTTTGACCTCCTTAACCCATCCGCTTATCTCCGAGATGATGCCGGACGCTTCTTGCATCTTTTCGTCATATTCCTTTTGGTCTTTTGCTGCTTGTTCTTTCATAACCTTGTTCTGTGCGGCAAAGTTTGAAATCTTAGCATATAGTTCATCCGAATAAGCCCATCCTGAAATGATGTCAAAATCAGAGTTCCCATTAAACTTGTATTTCTCACTCTTTTTAAGGAACTTGTAATCACTCCCAAGTTTATTCCAATCGTAATCAACCTTTCGCAATGACTTCGCGCTTTTCAGAATTTCAGCAACCTTAGTCGCTTCATTAATGTCAGTAAACGCAAAACCATCCAAAAGCGGAATTGAGAAGTACTGAATATCAGCAGGCTCAATTTCAAATAATTCGGGAATTTTGGGTTTATCCATGATTTTGATACCTTCCTCCATCATGCGGAGTTTAATCAATTTCTGTACATCTTCCTCCGTTAACGCAAGAATCTCTTGATCGGTCATTTCTGTAAATCCTTTCATACTTTTAGCATTTAAAATGTGTTCCCGTCCGCGTTCCGATGGATTGTTGGCCGTAGCTTTTTAGCGGTGACCGCTTCTTGCGAAGCACGGGTATATATATCATTTAAAGTATCTATTCAGTTAAGAATGTATTTATAAACGCCCTACGTTTACTTTGTCATAATATAAGTTGTTTTTGATAACTTAGTGATTCGTGTGCTGCATCTTCTTATTGGCAGTCCGTATTCACACTCTTTTCACTAATCCGCTTTGGCTACTTTGTCGGTCTATTTCGCCCTTTAGATAAGCAGTAAACCTTGTTTTAAGTCTTTATTTGTTCAGACTATACAATATGTCAAAGAACGTTTTGTTAGTTCCCGGAAAGACGGCCAAATCCGTCCGGGATTATTTTCTTTCCATGAATTTTCTCAAAGCTGATTTGGTAAAAATGAGACTCTTGCCATTTTTGGTGTGAGGAATATCATGTATTCGATTGTATAAGGTTTGCAACTTCCATCCGAGAAATACAGCAGCTTGTTTGGCATTCAAATACTCTTCGGTTTCAGCAGTCGCCATTTCAGTTACAGCCTTTCTCACATCATTGCGAATAAACTTGTGCAGTTCTTCTGCAATCATTTTGGCATCTGAACGGTTCATTTCTTTATCGCTTCGATGGTTATCTGATTTTTATCTTTGTCGATGGATATTGAATATCTTTCAACGTCTTCACGGGGATCAGTAAAAGCTAATTGATAGGCGTAGCTTCTTGCATTGACGCAATCCTTGTAAGAATCCAGCTGCATTACTTTGGAAGAACCAGCTTTAATGCTTAGAATATCTTTCTTTGTTACTTTCATATTATTTTCTATTTTATACTTAAATTTTCCACAAAAAATTTGCATAAAAGAAAGCTAACAACTACATTTGCCAATGAGATATGTAGTAAGTGGCTTTTGAAGTCGCCAGCTTTCTTGTTGTTCAAACTTACACTCTTTGTTTGTTTGACGTTGCAAATATACTTCATATTTTCAGAAGTACAATAAAATACTTCTTAAAATTTGTAGTATTTCGTATGTTATAAAACATGTTTTAATGTAAGTTGTTGGTTTATAAAATGTTATACAAGTGAGGTTTGCGTAAAAAGAAAGCTTTCTGAAAAAAAAGTAATGTCGTTCTATTAGTATTGTAATAATTGAAGAAGTAAAAGACGATCTCATTCGGTAAGGTGCTGGATTGCTGCATAGTTAGCCCTTAGACGGTTTCCCGTTTTTGCTATATGCAGCATAAGAAATGTCTCGTTCGTATAAGTACGCCGTTCTTAGCTGGCCGGGCATTAACAAGTTACCCGACTTCCCGGATTTTTCGCTTACTTGTAGCTGTGCAGGCATCCCGGTTTCGTTTGCCTCTCAATATCGCACGCCCTTCGCAGTATTGAGTTGTAAGAGTGTAACCCTCTGTCTCTCCGCTATGCGGCCTACCGCCGATTACACAATGTGGAGAAAAAGAAAATCCGCAAATAGGTAGCAGCTATTTACGGATTTCTATATATAAACTCCAAGTAGGATGTTTAATCAATTTATGTGGTAATACTGCTACTATTACGGATGCAAATATACTACTTAATTTATGAAGTATGCAAGAAGTTGACGATAAAAAATTGAGTGATCTCTCAAAAAGGTTTTTGCAAGCAATTTCATATTGTGGTTTGAGTGGATATAAATTAAAGAAAGACAATATTATATCCAGTGAATCAACCCTTACCAGTATAAAAAAAGGGATTCAGTTGCCAAGTAAAAAAACAATTGATGCTTTTTGTGAGAAGTATGATGTGAGCAGAGCATGGCTATATACTGGAGAAGGTTTGTTTGCAAAGACTCCATCAGGACAAATAGAACCTTCGGAGAAGGATATTAGGGATGCTCTGAAAAATGCAAGAATGCAATCAGACTCTACGATTAGTAAAGTAGCTCCTTATCTTCAAGATATTCTTGTAAAAGTAAAATATGTTCCGATGGATGCTGCGGCTTCATTTGTCGAAAGCTTATATAATACAGCTTATGAAATTGATTCTTATGGTGTCATGCCGGAAGAAGGTGAAGTGCTTGATGATTCTTATATGGTCTTTCAAGTACGTGGTGACAGCATGGAGCCAACTATACCGGACGGAGCTAAAATTCTTGCTCGCAAAATAGAAGAAGGTTTGTGGGAAAGCGCGTCAGGAGTTGTGAGTATTGTATATGGGAAAACACTTTCAGTCAAGCGGATATTAAAAAACAGTCTTTTCTTGGATAATGTGCTGACTTTAAAGGCTGATAACCCCAAGCATGGCCAGTTAGATGTCGAGAGAAGAGAAATAAGGGGGATGTGGCAAGCATTACGCATAATAAGTCAAAAGATTATTTGATATGGAAGAAAGGGCTATTGACAGATTACGAAAATTTGCAAGGTATGCACGTGATAAGGGAGTTGTCAAAGGCGAGAACTCGTTTGAGGCTTATTGTGAATTATCAAATAGATACATTTATAATTCCATAAGGAACGGGAAGGGGGCTATTGGAACTGATATAATAGCTCGTATTGTGGATAAGTTCCCGGAATTGAATGTGAAGTGGCTTTGTACTGGCAAAGGGAATATGATTGAGACGGATATTGATGCGAATGTCAACTACAAAGCAGCTTATGAAGGTGCGATGATGCAGATAGAAGCACTGCATAAAATTATAGAAGAAAATAAGCGGAGATGATATAAATATGATACCATTAATATATTTTTAATAAGTATTTTATTGATTATCAGTATAATAGTAAAATGTGTTAGTCCCGTACGCACCGCCAGATTACAAAGCAAAATTAGGAAAAGCTCTGATTCACAACAGAATCAGGGCTTTTTTCGTTTCCGGGTGGAAGCAGAATATAGCGTTTCTACGAAGTTTGTCAGGTGCAAATTCAGGGTCCTTTTTTAGGGACAATAAAAAAGCACCTGAAATGTATAATACTTCATTGATTATCATGTTTTTGCGTAGGATTTTCCTATTCCTCATTTTCTAATTTTACAACGTAAATAAAGTGGTATGAAACAGGAATCAATGAAAGTTCTGTTCTTTATCCGTAAGAGCAGACTAAAGAAAAATGGCGAGGCACCGATTTTTCTGCGAGTGACAATTAACGGACAATTGGATGAAGTCCGGATTCAACGTTCTGTTCCGTTGAAGTTATGGGACAATGTGAAGGAACGCAGTAAAGGAAAAGACCGGAGTTCAACGGAACTGAACAGCTATATCGAGGCATTAAAAGTAAGGTTGTATCAGATTCACAAGGAACTTCTCTGTCGGGAAGCCCTGATTACCCCAAAGAATCTTCTGATAAAGTTATTCTCTAAAGAGGAACGGCATCTGGTTTTGCAGACCATGCGGAAATGTATCGATGACTGGACTTCCTTAATCGGTACGGAGTACCAGCCCTCCACCATTTCACGTTATAACAACTGTTATGAATCGTTGCAGACGGTCATTAAGGATTTCTACAGGAAAGAGGATATTACATTCCATGAGCTGAATGGGGAGTTTATCGACCGGTTTGAGATGCATCTGAGAACGGTACGCAAGCTTTCCCAGAACACCCTGACCAAGTATATGAGCTGTTTCCGCAAATTTCTTGGACTGGCCCGGGAAAACGGATGGCTGGAGCAGGATCCGTTGGTCGGAAAACGCAAGCGTCTGTTCCGGAAAGAGGAGACGTGTCCTACGTTCCTGACCCTGGAGGAATTGAAACGGATTATGGAGAAGGACTTTTCCACGACACGTCTGAACACCGTGAAGGATTTTTTCCTGTTCTGTTGTCTGACCGGCCTGTCATACATTGATGTGAAGACCTTGAGTCCGGCACATCTTTACAAGGACAATGAGGGGAAACTGTGGATACACAAGGCCCGCGTAAAGATTACTACTCATAAGGAAAGCTGTACCTGCAATGTCCCGCTTCTGGAACCCGCACTTGTCATTCTGGAGAAATACAAGGACTGGAATCCGGAAAATCCTGAAGGTCCCTGTTTCCCGATTCCGTCGAATCAGAAGATGAACGAGTTCCTGAAAGAGATAGCCACCCTATGTCGGGTAAACAAGCGGCTGACCGTTCAGATGGCTCGCAATACGTTCGCTGCGACAGTCACTCTGGCCAACCGGATTCCCAAAGAACACGTCGGGGAAATGCTCGGCTATTCTTCCGAATATATGTTGCGCCATTATATGCAGGCTCTGGAGAGGAATTCCCAAAAAGCATGAAGCGGATATATACAAAATATGATAAAAAGTGAAAGGCTATACTCCAATGGATGTGGTGGTATAGCCTTTCCCATAAACGGAACCGGATGTCAGAACGCTTCTTTCCGGTTCTTTTCCAGCAGTCGTACGATATCGCTTTCCCGGTATAGAATTTTTCCTCCTATCTGGTAATAAGGCAATATGCCGCTGCTTCTGTAGTCCAGCAGCGTACGCTTGCTTAGCTTGAGTTTTCCGGCCAGTTCCGTATCTGTCAGATAGTTTTCCCCGTCCAATAAGTGTCGGTTGCCCATTGGCAAATGGTCGATGAGGTCCGATACCCTTTTCATTTCATCGAAGAAATGAAGCACTTCCTTGTCTGATCTGGTAATGATTGTTCCCATAAAATGTTCTTTTTGGTTTGAAACAAAGATATCCGCATTCCCATGCTGCTGCAAACCGTCGGAGCCTGTTGTCACCAGATATCATCAAATGTCTTCAGATTTCATCGGACCGGATTCCGACTTCCAGTCCTTCAGTTTGTTCTTTAATACCTTCATGTCCTCTGTGACTTTCCTGTACGTGATTCTGGCATAGGCTTGTGTAACCCTCAAATTGGTATGTCCGAGCATTTTGGAAAGTGTTTCTATTGGAAGTCCGTTTTCCAGACAGACAGTCACGGCGAACGTGTGCCGGGCCACATAAGTAATATTTAGAAATGCAATAAAAAACAGAATGACGAGAATTAAACGTAAATCGTTTATAATTAAGCATTTTGCGAGAATTGCAGAACAGACAGACCTGCAAAAGAAAACAAAATATTGCAACGTTTCAGTTACCAGACTGTTAGCCGCCTGTTTCGGAAACAACGGCAGGTAACCGAGTTTTTACCGATAGGAACAAAGCGGATTTGTATTCACTGTTTATCAATGTTTTGCATGCCAAAGGACGCTTTTCAAAGGAGTATTTTTACAACCTAAAAAAGAGCGTTATGAAAGTGGAAAAATTCAAGGTGCTGCTCTACCTGAAAAAGAGCGAGCCGGACAAGACCGGCAAGGCCCCGATCATGGGACGGATCACCCTCAACCGCACGATGGCGCAGTTCAGCTGCAAGCTCTCCTGTACCCCCGGACTATGGAACGCGCGTGAGAGCCGGCTGAACGGCAAGAGCCGGGAAGCGGTGGAGACCAATGAAAAAATAGAGAGACTGCTGCTTGCCGTACACTCGGCCTTCAATTCCCTCATGGAAAGGAAAAAGGATTTCGATGCCGCCGCGGTCAGGGACATGTTCCAGGGTAACGCGGGCATGCAGATGACCCTGCTCAAACTTCTCGACCGGCACAACGAGGAGATGAAGGCCCGTGTGGGCGTGGACCGTGCGCCGACGACAATGTCGACCTACGTGTACACCCGGCGCACCCTTGCCGAATTCATCAAAACGGAATTCAAGGTCTCGGACCTCGCCTTCGGACAGCTCAACGAGCAGTTCATCCGTGACTATCAGGATTTCTGCCTGGAAAAGAAGAAACTGGCGATGGAGACGGTGCGCCATTACCTGTCCATCCTGAAAAAGATCTGCCGCATCGCCTACAAGGAAGGGCACTCGGAGAAATATCATTTCTGCCACTTCAAGCTGCCCAAGCAGAAGGAGACAACACCGAAAGCACTCAGCCGTGAGAATTTCGAGAAGCTGCGTGATCTGGAGATACCGGAAAAACGCAGGTCACATGTCATCACCCGGGATCTCTTCCTCTTCGCCTGTTACACCGGTACCGCCTATGCCGATGTGGTAAGCATCACCCGGGAGAACCTCTTTTGGGATGACGAGGGCAGCCTCTGGCTGAAATACCGGCGGAAGAAGACCGACTACCTCGGACGCGTCAAGCTGCTGCCGGAAGCCCTCGCGCTGATCGAAAAGTACCGTGACGATACCCGCGCCACCCTCTTCCCGCCGCAGGACTACCACACGCTCAGGGCCAACATGAAATCCCTGCGCCTGATGGCGGGGCTCAGCCAGGACCTCGTCTACCACATGGGAAGACATTCTTTCGCCTCCCTGGTCACGCTCGAGGAGGGGGTTCCGATCGAGACCATCAGCAAAATGCTGGGACACTCCAATATAAAGACCACCCAAGTCTACGCGCGCGTGACCCCTAAGAAACTGTTCGAGGACATGGACAGGTTCATCGAGGCGACCCGTGATTTGAAACTCATTCTTTAATCCTAAAAAATATCATTATCATGCGTAGTACATTCAAACTCTTATTCTACATCAACCGCAACAAGGTCAGATCGGACGGCACGACCGCCGTCCTCTGCCGGATCAGCATTGACGGCAAGAAGTCAGCCGTTACCACCGGCATCTATTGCAGGCCCGGTGACTGGGACAGCAAGAAGTGTGAAATCAAAACAGTCAGGGAGAACAACCGCCTTGCCGCCTTCCGCAGCCGGCTGGAGGAGGCATACGCCAACCTGCTGAGGAACCAGGGGGTGGTCACGGCCGAGCTGCTCAAGACCACCGTGTCAGGTGCCAATTCCGTGCCGGAATATCTCCTGCAGGCCGGAGAGGTGGAACGCGAACGTCTCAGGGTCCGCTCCAAGGAGATCAACTCCACCTCGACCTACCGCCAGTCGAAGACCACGCAGCTTAACCTGAGACAGTTCGTCGAATCCCGCGGGATGAGGGACATCGCCTTTTCGGACATCACCGGGGAGTTCGCCGAATCGTTCAAGGTCTTTCTCAAGAAGGAGCTGGGACACAGGAACGGGCATGTGAACCACTGCCTGTGCTGGCTCAACCGGCTCATCTACATCGCCGTGGACCGGGAAGTATTGCGGGCCAACCCGATAGAAGATGTGGCATACGAGAAGAAAGATGCACCTAAACTAAGGCATATCAGCCGCAATGAACTGAAGCGGATGATGGAGACCCCGATGCCCGACCCGATGATGGAGCTGGCGCGCAGGACATTCATCTTCTCCTGTATGACCGGTCTTGCCTACGCGGATACGAGGGCTCTCCATCCCCGTCATATCGGAAGGACCTCGGAAGGGAGAAGGTATATCCGCATCCGCCGGGCCAAGACGGACGTGGAGGCGTTCATCCCGCTGCACCCCGTGGCCGAACAGATACTGGAGCTTTACAACACCACGGATGAGGGCAAGCCGGTATTCCCGCTGCCTGTCCGCGACGTCCTCTGGTACGAGGTGCACGGGATGGGCGTGGCACTGGGGATGAGGGAGAACCTGTCCTACCATATGGCCCGGCATTCGTTCGGGACCCTGACGCTGACCGCGGGTATTCCGATAGAGAGCATCGCCAGGATGATGGGCCATACAAACATCGACAGCACGCAGGTCTACGCCCAGGTCACCGACTGGAAGATATCCTCGGACATGGACCGGCTGATGGAAAGAAGAAAGTCCGCGGATGCGGCCGGCAAGGAAACCGCCGACTAAATAAGGATTGCCGCCGGAATCGTAAATGTAATTCCGGCGGCAATCTTTAAACTTGAATACGATATTATACCAATGCAGGGTGATAATTCTCCTCCAGCAGCTTCTCGATGTCCGACTGCCTGTACAGGATCTTTCCACCGAGCTGGATATAGGGAATCCGTCCTTGGTCCCTGTAATCCTGCAGGCACCTGCGGCTGATCCTCAATGTCTCGGAAAGCTCCCTGTCGGTCAGGAACCGTTCCCCGTTGAAGGGAGGACGGTTGTCACAGGCAAGACGTTCCACTTTTTTCTCTATATTGTCCAGCAGGGCGAAGAACCTGCGGATGCGCCCGTCTTCCTTATCGATAATTCCTTCCATTTCTTCCGTTCTTTAAAGGTTTCCGTTCTTTCTTCTTTCCCTCACCGCCTTCTCCTTGCGTCTGATGCCAACGTAGGTCATCAGCTTCTCCACATCCTCGGGTTTGTAATAGAACTTCCGCTGGAGGCGGGTGAACGCCAGCCGTCCGGTATCGCGGAGGGTCTGCAGGGTACGCGGCGAGATGTCAAGGCGCAGGCAGACATCCTGGCCGTCCAGTCACTCGCCGGGTTCCTTACAGCGGTTTCTCTCATACAATCTGTCCACATGTGTGGACAGGCTCTCGACGCGTACCAGCATCCTCTCAAGGACACCGGCCTCGATGTAGCATATTTCCATATTTTCAACTCATTTAAATCTCGGAGCGAATATAAGGGAAAAAAACATGAGAGGCAAGCACGACCGGCACACTGGCAGGAATAGTCATGGATAGTCGGCTATTGTCATGCGAAAGAGGTAAAGAAAAAATCCCCACCGTACAAAATAAGTATCAAAAAAATGAGTATAAAACCTCTGGAGTGCTCCATATAGGCTAAGAACTTTATCATTGCGATTTCAACAAGTGGTTCCAAACGAGGAATTGCTCCTGAACCTTATTTGTCCTTCGTAGTCTTTTCAATAAAAAGAGACTGGAACATTTAATTATTTGGAATTTAAATCTTATTTTTGTAACTATGATTATAAAATCACTGATCAATAAACACTTTTTAAGGATATAAACAAACTTCTTGTTGACATTCAGAGAAAATTTGCCGTTTTCAAAAAGATGTGGAACAGCTGGTTTCCAAAGGCAACAATGTGGCAGGTATGAAAGCACGTAAAGCTACGTTGGAATTAAGGAGTTTGCTTAAGGAATTCCGTAAGATGTAGGTTGAAGTGGCCAAGTGATCTTTTATCGTCAAGTAGAATATATGTTGAGTTTATTTTATATGAAATAAATAGCCTTCAAAAAATTGTAGTATCATCATGGAACAGAAATCAAACGTTCAATACAGGGCAGAGAAAGAATATAAGAATAGCCGTGAAAAATTCTTTCTTTTATTAAGAGAGATAATTTCCAATTCCATACATGCCGTTTTAATTCGGCAAAATAAAGAAACGAATTTTATCCCTCAGCTAGACCTGAATATTACTTTTGATGAAAATCAATGTAAAATCGAATTAAGGGATAATGGTGAAGGCTTTACAGAAAAAAATCGTCTCTATTTTGAAGAACTTGATAAAAAAAACCTGGAAAAGGAGCAGTTTAATTTCCATCCTTTGGGCCAAGGGAGATTGGCTATTGTATACTTTACCGACTCATCTGAATATGAAACGGTGTATAAGGATAAAGATGGTACATATCAAAAGCGAACCATTCCATATCCAAATACATCTGATGGACTTTTTAATTTTGATGAGTTTGTAGAAGAGATGCCAGAAATAAAAGATACCTATACCAAGCTGACAGCATACTTAAACAAACAAAACACATTAGGACGAGCAAAAACTTTTTTTTATAAATACCCAAACTCAAAAGCATTTAAACAATGGTTTATAGAAACTTTTTTTCCATTCATTGTAACCAATGAACAGCTTGTAGTAAATATTATTTTCAATGGAGAGGATGTTACTGTAAAAAAAGGAAATATTGAATCTGAAACAGAAAGAAAACCTTTTGAAATCAATCTCGCAGAGGGTAATAAATCTTTTATGCTATGGTTGATAAAAAAAGGAACACAAATGCATGGAGAGAATCCGGTAACCTGTTTTGCAAGGAACTTGAAAGCGGATTTATCCAATGGAAAATTAAGTTATTCAATTGATAATAATGACGGTTATTTATTGTATTTAACATCGGAATATTTCGATGAACATGTCGACACAAAAGGCGAAAAAATAGAAATCCCAGTTGATGATATATTAAAAATAAATAAGAAAATAAATGAGATCTTGGATATTGAATTTAGCTCTATTATAGAGAACAACCAAAAGGAGACAAAGCGTAATTTAAAGAATTTCAAAAAGAAGTACCCCTCGCTTGAGACATTTATTGAAGATAGTAATATTATCGATGATAAAAAGATAGTAAATGAGAAAGATATTGTACAATCTGCTATTGACGAGAAGAGTAGGATAGAGAAAAAGTTCTGGAATCAAATAGATAGAGAGTTCGAAAATGAAGAAGATAAACTTTTTAGTGATTCTGAAGAATGTTATAAACTTTTAAACTCAAGTTTGCATATATATGTCAAACATCGAGAAAGTGTATTGAAACGTTTGCATATGTTAATTCAAAAATTTGATGAAGACGGAAATGATAAATCAGAATTAGAAAGCTCTGTACATGAACTCTTTATTAAAAGAGGAACAACTTTAAGTGATTCTTCAAATATCAATCATTTACATAATCTTTGGATTCTTGATGACAAGTTCACAACATTCTCAAACGATTTCAAAGTTAAAAGCACCAAGTCAGGGCAACCTTTGTCAGATGTTTACATTTGGGCTGATGACCCAGAAAAAACAAAACAAATTCTGATCCTTGAGTTAAAATCAACAACAAACGCACATAATGCAGGAAATACCAAAGAAGGAATGATAGCACAGGTTAAAAGATACGCTCACGATTTTTATAAGCATCCACATAAAACATTGAATTGGACTGTGAATACGGAGCAAGTACAATATACAGGTATCATTCTTGCTAGGAAATCCGATATAGACAAGGAGTTGACATCCAATAATTTTAGTGGCGGATATAAACCTATCCCATTCCTGGCAAATTCATATTACTTTGAGGACAATTTTTCTAAGGATGATAATCCGAGAAATAAAATGGATATTAGGATAGAATTATATTCCTTTGAAGACATTTATGAACTTGCATCGAATAGAAACAATGTATTCTTTAAGTTATTAAAGAAAGAATTTGATATTGAATAAGTTAAGGAGAAGAAAGAAGGGAATAAAACTTTTTTTAGGATAGGGATAAACGGAATTCATAGGTTTGAATCATTCATTACCTATCAAAAGAAAGCAAGATACGGTGAGATGTTAAGGAGCAGGCAGACATCCTGACCGCCCAGTCATTCTCCGAGTTCCTTACAACGTTTTCTCTCATACAATCTGTCACATGTGTGGACAGGTTCTCGAAGCATGTCAGCATCCTCTCAAGGACACCGGCTTCAATGTAGTATATTTCCATACGCTCAATTTTTAATGTTCGTTGATACGAATGTAAAGAAAAAAAGATACCTGCCAAACAGAACCAGTCCACTGGCAGGAATAGTCATGGATAGTTAGTTTTTGTCATATGGGAAAGAAAAAGAAAGCCGAAGCAGGGCTGGATTCACTCCCCCCTTTGGGTATGTGAAAGGAACGTTGCGATGAAAAAAAACTCCTCTTCACACATGGACGAAACAACGCCGAGAATTCGGTAATAAAAAGATGTGGCTTCTCTGCCCGGGTAAATGCCATGATTACAGAGTTCTTCATGTTCCTATACCATCAGGCTGGTTACCTTCAGATTAAAAACTTATCCAACCTGTGACAGACCCGGATGGGAAAGGCGATGATACCGCCGGATACGCATATAGCCATATGTTTAGATATAGAGATACGACGATAACGATACGCCCTTCTATCGGAATAAGGATATAGCGATATACACGGATAACCATATATAATTATCGGAATAGAGGTATGGCAGGTTGTGGGTGTATGACAGCGTCCATATACCTGATTTCGTTTTTATTATCGGTATTTCAAATGTTCCAAAAAACTCTTTAACAGATTACCATCTGGGATGATCTCCTAAATTCACATGTACCAGACTTTCTATTTACCTGATTACCAAACAGCCGGAATACCAACAAACAGGATACCTTGAAATCCTTTTTCCCTAATGACAATCGGAGAAAACTACCATAACAAACATTCTTGTACCTGATGGCATAATATACCTGAACAGCCCTTTGACGGCTGATTGACCGGAACTTCAGATCCGAGCTTGTCTCCAAAAACAGCCGGCTATTTGTCGAAATCTGTCATTCTGTAACCGTCCCTGCCATCCGTTTTTTCTCTGTGGGCGTCGTCTTTTTTTCTCGTGGTATTATGGTCATGTTACCGGATGGGAAGAGCCATCTCCATCACAACCATGAATTATAGTGTAGCCATATTTGTATATAGCCAGATAATACGCTAGCCGGATAATGCTATCACAGAATTGCAATATAGCTGGATATTAAAATAAGGATAGCCGGAAGCGAAGGGAGCACGCACCTTTCCGGATACAGATATCTTAAAATCTCCATTTACAGAAGTGTATAAATATCAATTCACTAATGGAGAACTATAAAGAAAAACATAAGTCACACATGGCTACCTGTCATTCTCCATTTGCAGATGTGTATAAGTAGCAATCCATTAATGGAGACGATGAAGAAAAACAATAAGGCATATACGGCTACATGCCATTCTCCATTTGCAGAAGTGTAGAAGTAGCAATCCGTTAATGGAGACGACGAAGAAAAACAATAAGGCATATACGGCTACATGTCCATTTCTCCATTTGCAGAAGTGTAGAAATAGCAATCTATTAATGGAGACGATGAAGAAAAAACAATAAGGCGTATACGGCTACATGCCATTCTCCATTTACAGAAGTGTATAAGTAGTAATTCGTTAATGGAGAATAAGGTATGTAAAGGGCAGATTTTCTGTATATTCGCCTCCTTATCCCCGAATTATGGGCGTAAGTCACATGGTTATGGAGATATATCTATCTTTTAATGGGGAGAACAGCCGGCAAATATCTGATGGAAAAGCCACACAAAATACAGGAAAATAGCCACACAACACTCTGATACACAATAATTATTGGATAAACGTGGTCCGCTCCTGCGGACAGCAAGTTGTGTTTTGGTTTAACCAAAACCATACGGTTTAACGGCGAATACGCCGCCAAACCACCCGTCACGAAAAGCTCCGGAGATCGCTTTTTATGACCGTTCACTCGCTCCACATTCGCTTACCTCCTTTTTTATATAGACAGTTTAATCTTTATTTTATTGGTAAATGAAAACGAATAAGACAGCAGGCAAAATACCATTTTTTCAATTGTTGGAGTCAGGTGTCTGGCATTTCAAGGACACAGGAAAGGAGAAAACTACGGGCAATCATTCGTGCGCCATGAAGCATTTCACACGATTCCGGAATAAGGAAGACATAGATACAGCGGAGTTGACTGTCAACCTGATGAAGAATTTTTCCGCTCAGGACACATAATAAAAGGCTGAATAAAATCACCGATAGTCTAGAGCTTGAGGACTCGTTCAGCTCGTGCTTTAAATTCTAGTTAGATTGATGCATTAATTTGAAAAAACAAGTGTTTATGGGAATTTTAGAGAGTTTAAGGTGAGGATTGGGAAAAATCAAGAGAAAGAGATGCTTGGAGAAAGAAATAAAACAAGAAAAGTGTTTGGAATTAAGTAGGGAAAATCGCATAATCAATTTGCAATTACCGAAAAAAGGACATATCGGAATCCTTGTAAGCACTCAATTTATTTTATCTTTTTTAAACTCAAGAAGATATACAATTGATAAATTTTAGATTTAACTTATTATAGTAGGTTATACAGCAATAACCATTGGGATAAAGTCTTCCCTAAGAAGAACATCCGCGCAATCAATATCGGCCAAAAGATGGGAATAGTTTACATGATACTCCTGTTCAGACTTTTGCTTTCCTTGATATACCGCTTGTACTGTTTCGGATGGCATTCTTGATACCGAGTGATGGGTATCAGCACGCACCACCATATCAACAGTATAGTCCCTATCCAGAACCAGTCCAATATCAACCAGCGGAACAACACCGCCAGCCACAAAGACGAACATATCTTTCGGAGCAGTTTTCCAAAGAATTCCAGTAGGAAATTCCCCAATGCAATTAATATAATACATTCCATAATAAACTGTATATCAGAATACTGATATACAAATATATATTAAAAAGCAGAAACATTAAAGGTACTTTTTTAGGTTTCTATTTGTAGAAACTATAGTTCGATGACCTCCGTGCAAAGCCGGATTATCGTTTCCCGATGCGTAATCAGGATAAGTGTTCTGCCTTCCAATACTTTGGAGAGCCGTTGCAAGAGCATCCTTTCGGTTTCGTCATCCAAAGAAGAGGTGGGCTCATCCAGCAGTAAGATGTTTCCCGGACGCAGCAGACCGCGGGCTATGGCGATGCGTTGCGCCTGTCCTTCGCTCAGTCCCGTTCCCTGTTCTCCGCATACCGAGTCAAGCCCCTCCGGCAAAGAAAAGACAAAATCGGCTACGGCAGTGTGGAGTGCCCGGTGCAGTTCCTCTTCCGTAGCGGCCGGGTTGCCTGTCAGTAGGTTTTCGCGGATGGTTCCGCTGAACAACGTATTGCCTTGCGGCACGTATGAGAGGTTGCACCGTGTCATCGGTGAAGCCTCGATTTCTGTCTTGCCGTTGTAGATTACGATTTTCCCTTTCTTCGGTTGAACCAAAGCTAAAATCAGTTTGACTAAAGTGCTTTTCCCTACGCCGGTCTCTCCGACAATGGCTGTCAGGCTGCCCGGACGGAAATCATGGGTGAAGTCGTCCAGAACTTTCTTCTCGCAATCGGGGTAAGAAAAAGTAAGGCTTTCGATGCGGATGCCCGAGCAGCCTTCCAACCGGAGCGGTTTGCCCTGTTGTTCCAAAGGCAAAGAGGTCAGTTCCGCCAATCGCTCCGCTGCTGTGAATATGCGGATAAAAGCTGGTATCTGGCGACTCAAATCCACCATCGGCCGTTGGATTTGCGATACTAATTGCAGAAAAGCCGCCATCATGCCGAACGTGACCGTGCCATCGCGCAACCCTGACACGCCCCACAGGAAGGCTACGGCATATCCGGTCATGAACCCGACTTGCACCATCGAGCGGGAAAAAACAGAAAAATCCGTGCGCCGGAACACTTGCTCCCGCAGGGATGATTGCAGGGATGCCAGTTTATCTACCGTCTTTCGGGTATGTTCCAATGCACGGACAATGACGCGATGTTGAAGACTTTCCTGTATATGGCTTTGTATGCAGCTGTCCGTTTCACGGATTTCTCGTGACATCCAGCGCATCTTCCGTACATACCCTTTGCTGAACAGCAAGGCTACAGGCATGATGAATACCAAGATGCCCGTCAGCTGTCTGTCCAACCGGGAAAGGAAGAACAACGCCCCGCCCAATTGTACCATAGTGACGAATACGGTGGGGAAAATCCGGCATACGGCATCAGTCACGGTATCCGTGTCCGCTTCTATCCGGTTGAGTATGTCACCGGTATGGAAAACCTCCCGTCCGTCCCAACGGTTTCCCATCAGATGTACGAACAGCCGGTGATGTAAATCGTTGCGAAACCTGATTTCCGTCCGGTTGGTCCAACGGCTTCGGATGACGGATAAGACTAATTGCGCCGTCATGCAGACTGCCATCCATCCGACATACATCCCGAAACTATCCTCGGAAACTCCTGTTGCGATGTCGATCAGGTGTTTGCAGACAAATACGAAAAACAGGGAGATGTAGACATGTATCACAGCCACTATCCCATACCAGCCGATTTGAACATGAAATCCACGTGATACCTGCCACAGCCAGCCTATACATTCCACAATACGCATCGCTTTAGATTCTATGGTATCCATGAAGCCGGGCTTTCCACCGGCAGACTGCCAGCAGATACCAGCGTACCGGGCGTAACTGCATCCAGAGCCATACCCGGTAACGTTCTGCTGGCGAATTGCAGGCAATACGACGGTTCCGACGGATAATTTCCGTCACTACCCCGCATATTTCGTCGAACGAACAGGTTTCGGTCGCACAGAGATTGGCGTCACCCATCAGCCGGAATACATTCCTTTCACACCGGTACACCCGATGTAACAGATAGGCTCCCGAAGACAAATGCACCAAGACAATATCCCCCCGTCGTACTTCCGCGGGTTTCCGAAGCACTACGCAGTCGCGTCCGCCTACCAGCAACGGGAACATGCTGTTCCCCTTCGTGCGGAGGGTGACAGCATGTCCGTCATCCAGCAGCCGGACGATTTCCGGAAACAATACATCGTGAGGAAACACAAGAGTTTCTCTTCTGCACACGTCCATTCGTACGACAAGACCCGTATTACCGGAACGTATAGGTCACGCCGACCGTCAGCCCCAGAATGCCTTCGACACGTCCGCCCTCTTCACCGTCGAGCTTATCACTGGTGACCGTAGCGCGAAGGTCGAAGTTGACCGCCCAATTGGCAGCCACACGGAAGGTGTTGTAGAGACCGAAGTCGCCTGCCACACACGTCTTGCTCGGCGCGTCACCCGTTCCGATCAGACCGATACCTGCATAAGGACTGCAATCGTAGATGCGGCTCTCATTCTCGCCCCAAATCAGATTCGTCGCATTGAAAAGAGCATCGGCATGGATATGATACGTGTTGAACTTCTGATGCTTCAGCCAATAGCCTGCCTGCGGTTTGCCAGCCAAGTCTTCACCCGTGCTGTGCGCCCCGTTCTGTGTGGCGCCTTTGAGTTGCAGACCGCTATACATCAAACGCAAACCTGCCCAATGGTTAAACCATTTTCCGACAGCAATATCCAAAGCCGGTGCCAACCGGTCACCGAACTGTGCCTGCCGGTCATGGTCGCTGAAATAGACCTGCACGCCACCGGCGGCGCTGACGAACCAATTTTTGTTGTTCGTCTCCTGCGGGGCAGTCTCCTGCGCATGCGCAATCCCCGCCATCCATCCTCCGCTCAGAAGAATGGATACCAAAAATAATTTTTTAATCATATTAAGAGATTTATTTTGTCCCTTTCCGTCCTTTCCTCCAAAGGAGAGCAAGAGAGAAAAAGATCGGAAGGTCTTGTTTGATCAATTATTTCAAATCGGATAGAAATTGTTTTTTATTTGGTATATTCAAAACTCACTACCACCGGGAAGTGATCGGCATAGCCGTTCGCTTTCGTGTAGCTCACACTCTGATTGGTCAGGATATTGCCTGCCGCATCTTCCACTGTCACTCCGCTATACGATGCGGTTTCGGTACTTTTCGTGAAATGCTCCACATCGTTCATGCAACTGATGGCTTTCAGTTGTATGGCGGCATCCGGCACATTGATATACCACATTTTGTCCACCACTTCACCGCGCTGGTCGTCCGCACACAGGATGTCATTGGAGTCGCCCCCGAATTTGGAACGGATCATCAGTGATTTGGTGTCCCATGTGGGATATACACCGCCACGATGGAACTCCACCCACGGGTCGGCTATCGTCAGCCCCTCACTGGTGACGGGGGCTATCAGGTTGGTCTCAATCTGATGGCGGGTATAGCGCATGTTGGTATCCCCCATGATGATAGCCGGGCGTTTGTTCTCTTTGGCTTGTGCTGTCACGTAATCGCGTAACTGGCGCAATTGGGAAAGCTGGGCAGCGACCCAGGCATTCTCCTCGGTATTGCCATCGCCACTATAAGTGTTCATGTGGGTGATGTAAACATCCACGACCACACCTTGGGCTACTGTCACCACGTAATGACGGAATCCTTTTGCGATCAACTCGTTGGCTCCTCCGGTAAGTCCTCCGTATGCATCATTAAAAGATATTATGGTCTCACCGGTGGTGGTAATGCCTTCTTTCTTCCAGAAGAAGCCCAACCCGTCGGTATTATTCAGCTTCGAAATACTAGACACCGTACCTCGGTATGTACCGCTATTGTAACTGGTCATGGCATCGGCAAGTTGGCTGTGATATTCGAAATCCTCGCTGACAGCTATAAAATCATATCCCAGACCGTTCATGATATTGCCGATAGATTGGGTACCGTTTGAGCCGGGACCGCCACTGTTAATTATGCTCGGCAGTCCGTCCACATTCAGTGCGGCACAAGTAAACTTACCTCGTACGGCATTTCCTTCTTTGTCATACACTTTGAGGGTCTCATACTTGTCGAGAACCACCGGAAAGTTGTATATCTGTTCGGGGGAGAAACTCGTCAGGCTGTTGGCTGTAAACTCGGCTTGATAGTTTTCCGTTGATACTGTAATCGTAAAGAGGTCGCCCGACTTGACAAGCGGGAAAAGGCTCATATAACATGTCAATGCCTGCCCAAGCTCCGGAGAGTTTGTATCCCAAGTAAGGGTGATAGAACTTTCCCCGTCATCGGTTCGTGTCCAACTGCCGTCTTCCGCACTGAATGTGAAGTTGCCGGCGATGGGCACACCGGCTTCTCCACGACTGACGCTCACTCTGAGACTCTTCAGCATTTCGTCCTTCAACGGCGTACCGGTGGCATCGATGGTGATGCGTGCCAGTGAGAAAAGATGTCTGAACACAAACTCATAGCCTCCGTCGGAAGTAGGCGCAGTGGCGCGGCCATACTTATAGTCACCCTGCAACGTGTGGGTATCCATATTCTGCATGGCAGGCAATGTGCCTGCAAGTGAATGCACGCTGTGGGATGAGTTGGCCTCGTCGTACGGGTAATAGGCATAGACGGGATTGTCAAACGGCGTAATGCCGGAAGCGACAAAAGATGCCGTAGCCGCCGTGCCCTGACCGACCTTGGCGTAGCGTTTTTGCGAATTGCCCGATGCGTCGAACACACCGATTTCATCCCCGTCAGTCCAGACAACGCCCACCGCATTCGTTCCGTCCACGGCATCGCCTACGGCAGTACGTGTGTCGGAGGGCGAAACGATATGGGCCACGATTTGACCACGGGGCGAGTTGCCATGCCCGGCCAAGTCGTCCGTCGAGCAAGAGAACAATATGGGTACTGCCAACACGATGGCTGCCATTCCAAGATAGTTATGCATATAATACTATTTTCCTTTTTCTAATTAGAATAATCTTTATTCCTTTCCCTGCTATATTTTGCAGCGTGATACCCCATGCAAGGGGTATCATGACGTGCTATTTACCGACTCTTTGTCCAGCCTATCGCATCAGTCTGGCTATCCACCATGCCGGAGCTATAGCCCACAGCAGCCGATTGCACGGTGCTACTGCTGCTTCCACTGCCGTTGATGTATGTACCATCCACCGGCGAGCGGTTCGGATCGTAGGTCTTGCGGTACTTATTGTTCATCTGTAGCATGTTGTTGATTAAGGAGGAGTAATTTATTGCGTAATTCACCAGCACAATTCCGACGGGATAGTAGGATTGGGCTGTCTCCATCGCTGTAATCTTATCCTGCATCCAACTATTGAGTGTAGAAGCAACGGTTCCCTGGTCATCACTTGTATGAAATGGACCCGAGTATAACTCTATATAGCCACCCAGGCCGATGTAAATCCAAGTGTTGTGAGTACCATCGCCTGTCGGACTGTAGTTGTTTTGAGACCAAGTCAGGATGTTCTGCACATGCTTTTCACGCTCGGTGAGCGTTGGTGCATAGCCACGGTCACTACTGCTAGTGTCGTTTGCATCCTGCTTGCATATCTGGGCATGGGTGCAATACATATTCAGACCAGTAGATGTGTTGTTGTTGTACGTCAATGGTGTTGTATGATAATTTTCAGTCGTGTACGTTGACTCAACGAGCGTCATACCATAGTTCATATACAGGCTCTTGCTTCCGCTGACCTCTCCTTCAGTATATGTATTGGTAATCACGATAACCTTGCCCAGCACGTCGGCTACCGTTGTCGAGGGCGTCAAGGTGCTTGCATCAATAATCTTGTCGGTAATGTCTGTAGCATTACATGCATCGCTTATGGCATGTCTCCAGTCGCCCGTGCCGCTCGCGCCATAACTGGTATAGTTGTAGCTGTTTTGTGCGAATGTGCAGATTACCACCATATATTCGTTATCTTTCACATTGTTTGCAATTGCAGTCAAGGCTCCTTCAATTGTCGGAGCGTTTTCGGTCATGCAATTGCCTGTGTAGACGCCATTAGGAAATGTTGCACTATTTTTATACGTATCTCCTCCGTTGGCGATGCCCAAAGCAGTAATCGTAGGAGGATTATGTTGCCCCCAATCACTACTACTATAATTCCAGTTTCCTGTCGCTATCCATCTCGTGTCGAGGTGGAATGCACGCACACCGACTTGATATTGGCTGTTTATGGTTTCTATATATGTACCGCTTTGAGTTTGGTATTCACTATTCAAAGAGTTCCAAGAACCGGGAATAGAAATTTCCGAAAGATACACATTGCGCTGCAGATTGACCATCCAGTTGCTGGCATCCCAGTCGCCGCTGGCACTCAATGCTGGCAAATTACCCAAATAGTGTATCTTGCCGGGGACAAGGGTCGTGTTGTTTCCTGTGTTTGTGACAAGGTTCTTACGGTATTCAGTACCACTGGTAGTACCCACGAGGATATACCAGTCGCCGGTAATCGTGATTTCCCTTTCGAGCAAGAGGAACATGTTCACCTCAATCGATGATCTGTTTGGTCCCAGAGTGAGGTATGCACCCGTAGTAGCATCGGCCACGTTCATGGTCACATAGTGGCGGCCATCCACTACATTCACGGTCGGGAGTTGGGTATCGCTGGCAGCGGACATGTCGACGGTGAAAGTGCCGTTGATATTCGTCCCTTCGGGGGCTATCAGGCGGATGTAGTTGATGCCGACTTCGCCCGATGTTGGGCCATTCAATGTAAAACGCACAGCCGTCGAGAGGGGAACATACTTCAGGTTCACAGTCTCCCCGCTGGTGACGCCCGCCTCCACGGCATACATGAAGCAGGCACGCATGTCGCTTCGTGTCACACCACTGGCATCGATGTTGTTGTCCTGTTGGGCGGGCATGGTGACGGTGTAGGTCGAATAGCTATTGCCGCTAATCTGGGCACCAACGGGAGCACCGTTGGTGGCATCGTGTGCAGGATACATTGAGTAGAAGGTACCCGTTGCGCCATCGCCCCAGCGCACGCCGGTGTCGCCGATCTTTTCGAAGGTGCTAGCATAGTTCTGCGTTGCGCTCTTTACTCCCACCTGATACGTCGCTGATTGAAAGCCACTGGCCGCTTCGGGCGAGCTGACAATCACCTTATCGCCGTTAGCCCAATAAATAGGAAACCCAGTGGCTGTTTCATCGCCATAAATGGTACGTGAGGAAACACTCTCATCGAGTGCGGCACCAAACTGCACTTCCTCGCCGTTTGCGGATTGAACCTCTCCTCCGACCTCGTCATCCTGGCAACTAAAAGCCAAGAGGGCAAGGGCTGAAATTATGAAATACTTTGTCGTTTTCATATGCATATTCATTTTAAAATTGTTATTCACTACAATTGATCCCAGTCTTGGTCGCTAAAGGTAAAGTTGAAGTCTGTATTCTTCTGGTGCTCTTCGATTTTGCCGTTTGAGTTATCCGGATTCCGGATATTGGCTGAGGAGGCGCAAATGCCGCTCTCCAAACTTACTTGAGTACGTTTCGTTTGAGGCGCCTCGTACTTTTCTTCTTGTCTTTTTTTCATTGCGATAAAAATTTAAATTAAACTATAGAGGAGTTCTATAAATTAAAATATTGTAGTACAGTTGTTTATATGGTTTCAAGAGCGTAAATTTGCAGAAAATAAGAATTTTATAATGAACAAGTTATCCCGATACCGTAAGCTTCGTTATAATCAACTATTTGAGTCAGAGAATCGTGAATTGCGTTTGAATGAAATGGGCAATCCTCTTGAAGTGTTGTCTCAGTATGTTGATTTTGAGATCTTTCGTCCTACTCTTGAATCAGCCCTTTTTACCGGAGAGCGCAAAAGTAATGCCGGTC